CCCGAAGACGGTGCTGAGCACGAACCGTCCGATGGACCGCAACATCTTCGATCCGGCGATTTTCGACGTGGCACCTATCCGGTTGTCGCCAGTCACCAAAGACCCGCCGCCACCGGCAGCTTGAGGGGGATGAACCTTGGCCACTGACCCGCAAGAGATCGAGCCGGAGTTCGACGCGGACGCCGCCCGCGAAGCCGCGGAGATTACGGTGTCGACTCCGCCCGCGAAGGAGCGGCTGCTGTTGCTCGCCACCAAGGAAGGCAACGTTGCCGAGGCGATGGACGAACAGGCGCTGACCACGCTTGGGGCGGAAGTCGTCGACTCCTACGACAAGGACAAGAAATCCCGCAAGGACTGGGAAGACATCGCGACAGAGATGCTGAAGCTCGCGGCGCAGGACAAGGCCGTCGAAGCGAAGACAACGCCGTGGCCCAACGCATCGAATGTCAATCTCCCGCTGCTGACCATAGCCTGCTTGCAGTTCAATGCCCGCATGTATCCCGCCGCTATCAAGGGCGACGAGGCGATTCTGTGCAAGGTTATCGGGCAGGACAACGGAGTCCCCAAGCGCGGGCCAAACCCGAGGACCGGCCAAATCCAGCCGCTGCCGCAGATCGGCCCGGACGGACAGCCGGTTACGGACGAGAACGGGAAGCTTGTTCCCGAATGGCTTGTCCCGCCAGGAGCGAAGACGAAGCGCGCCCAACGGGTGAGCGAGTATCTAAACACCGTCATCTTCTACCGGATGGACGCATGGGAAGCGGATACGGATGCGCTCCTGACCCAGCTTCCGGCGGTCGGATGCGCCTTCCGCAAGGTGTGGTATGAGGCCGGTAAGGGTGCCCAGTCAGCGATGGTTTCGGCTCTGCGGCTGGTCGTCAACGAGAACGTCCGCGACTTGAAGTCAGCCCCGGTCGTCACCGAGGAAATCCCGGACCTCTACCCGAACGAAATCTACGCCCGCCAGCGCGAGGGCCGCTATCTCGATGTCGAGCTAGGCATTTCCGAGGACGAGGAGGTCAAGCCGCGCCTGATCCTTGAGCAGCATCGCTGGATCGACATGGACGAGGATGGGACGAAGGAGCCGTATATCGTCACGGTCGACAAGGAATCGGCGAAGGTTCTTCGGGTCGAGGCCAATTTCGCGCCGCGCGACATCCAGTGGAGCGACGACGAGACGAAGCCGGTGCGGATCACGCCGGTCCAGTTCTACGTCAAATACCGCTTCTTCCCGCATTTGCAGGGCAAGTTCTATGACATGGGGCTTGGCCACCTGATGCGCCTGATCGGAATGGCCGCCGATACGACCTTAAACCAGCTGATCGACGCGATGACGGCCAAGAACGCGGGGGGCGGATTCGTTGCGTCCGGGCTTCGCTTGCAGGGCCGCGCGTCACGGCAAACGGTCAAGTTCGCTCCCGGCGAATATAAGACCGTCGATGTGACGGGAGACGATATCAGGAAGGCGCTGATCGACCGCACTATTCCCGATGTTTCGCCGGTCACGTTCCAGGTGCTGGAATTCCTGCTAGGGTTTGCCCGCGAGATCGGCGGATTCAAGGACATCCTCACCGGCAACGCCCCCGCGACAGCCCCGGTCGGGACGGTGCTGGCTCAGATCGAGCAGGGCTTGCAGGTGTTCAATGCCGTAGCAAAGCGCTTCTTCCGCGATGCGCGGTCCGAGTATGCGCTTCTTCGCGACAAGATCGCGCGCTACGGCGGGGACGCGGCGGCGAAGGACTACGTCAACGTGCTCGACGATCCGGAGGCGGATTTCGCCACGGACTTCGCGGACAGCGACATGGACATTCGCCCGGTCAGCGATCCTGCTGCCGTCACGCGAATGCAGAAGGTCGCGAAGGCTCAGTTCCTTGAAAGCAAGATTGGCATGGTGGCGAGCGTCGGCGGCGACGTGCGCGAAGTCCTGCGTCGTAGCCTTGAGGCGGCTGACATTGAGGACATCGACAAGATTCTGCCGCAGCCCAAGCCGCAGCGGCCCGACCCGCGCGTCATCGCGGAGCTCAACAATCTCGTCGCGGAAGGCAACAAGACGCAGGCGGACGCGGACAAGGCCAACGCCGAAGCCGTGCTGAAGTCTGTCGAGGCCCAGCACAAGAAATACGATCTCGAAAAGAAGGCCGTGGGCGATGGCGTGAAGGCGGGGGGACTGTGATGGGCCTTCGCCTTGTCGAGAAGGAGAATGTGTCCACGCTCGCAACCGGCTTCCTGCCGGACGTGAAGAAGGCCGTGATGGCGTTTCTCGACTGCATTGAGGACGGTTCGCTCGCTCCCGAGAAGGCGATCCTTATCACGCTCAACGAAGACGGACGGATCGACCTGACCGCGCTTGGCCGCCCGGTCGGCAACATCGAAGCGCTTGGGATGCTCGATCTCGCCAAGGCGGCAATCGTGTCGGGAGCGATGAAATGAGCCGCAAACGCAAGGCGGAAGTCACAGCTGAAGAGTTTGCGGGGTGGCACGAAGACCCGGTGACGCAGTGGGTTTTGGGCGAGCTGGCGAAAGCGGCGGACGCGAACAAGGGCAAGTGGATCGAAATCTCATGGGATCAGGGGACCACGGACGATCTGCTGCTGACGGAATTGAAAACTCGCGCTGACGCCTACTGCGCGCTGGCCGAGATTTCCTATGCGGATTTGGTGGCGGGAGCAGAGGCGTGACCTGTTGGATAGAGCCCTTGGAGTTCAATGTCGTGGTCGAGCTTGACCCGGTCGAGGAGGTAACCGCTGGCGGAATCATTTTGCCCGGCACCAAGACGGAGCGGGACAAGCTGGCTGGAGAAGAAGGGACGCTGGTTGCGATAAGCCCCCACGCGTTCACCTATGCGAACGACTGGCCCGAGGATCGTCCGCCGCCACAGGTCGGGCAGAGGGTAATGATCAAGCGGTTCGACGGGCTTCTGCGGGAGAAGGACGGCAAGTCCTACCGCATCGTCCAGGACAAGAGCGTAGTCGCAGTTATTGGGGTGGGAGAATAGAAATGGCACTTTCAAGGTTTCGAGACAGCGACAACATGCTGGGCCAGAATGTCGGCTCTGGCACGGAAGCAGCGTTCGTCCCGGCGGTTATGCTGGTCGATTCTGCGGGCACGGAGATTCCGTCCGGCGGAACGGCTGTCGGCGCATCGAGCGGCAACAAGGCCAACGCATCGGCGGCGGCTGCAATGCCCGCGGTCGTGGGCAAGACCAACTACATCACGAGCGCGGACATCACCTTCTCCGGCGCGACTGCTGCGAGCGTCGTCATCGCTACCATTACGGGGCTTCTCGGCGGAACGCAGTCGGCAATCGTATCGGTCCCTGCCGGTGCGACGGTTGGCGGCACTCCGCTGTGCCTGAAGTTCGATCCGCCGTTTCCCGCTAGCGCGGCCAACACAGCGATCACCGTCACCCTCCCGGCCCTTGGCTCTGGCAACACCAACGCGTGCGTCAACGTGCGCGGCATCCTGAAATAGAGGCTACCATGGCACTTGAGGAAACGAACGCCGAGGAAACGGTCGAAACCGTTGCCGATACGGAAGCCGGGAATGCGGCCGAAACCTCCGTTGCTACGGAGGGCGATGACAAGGAGGACGACGCCAATGCCCAACCGAGCGTAGAGGACATCGCCTCGCGCATGGGCTGGGTGCCCAAGGAGAAGTTCCGGGGCGACGAGGCCAAGTGGAAGCCCGCAAGCGACTTCATCATTGCTGGACGCGACATCCAGGACCGCACCGCTCGCGAGCTTCGCGAGGTCCGGACGACGCTGGAAACGATCAAGGCCACCAATGCCTCGATCATGGAACAGCGCCTTCGCGAGCAGGAAGAGACGCTTCGCGAGCGTCATGCCGCCGCTGTGGCGAAGGGCGATCAGGACGAAGCACTGAAGGTCGGCGAGGAGCTATCCGGCGTCGTCGCGCGGCGCGAGGAGGTGAAAGCCCCTGCCCACACCGTCTCGACTGAAACCGAGGACTGGATTCGCAAGAACGAGTGGTTCGACCCTAATTCGACAAAATTCGATCCGGTGGCGAACGAGCGCGCCGTCGCGATCTGCAACCAGTATGCGCGGGCCAAGCTGTCGCAGGCCGAGCAGCTGGCGAAGACAGAGCAGATCATCCGCCGCGAGTTCCCGCACCTGTTCCCGGCAGACGACAAGGGACCAGCCTCTGTCGAGCGACCGGGCTCGCGGGCGGCGGCTGTCACCACCGGTCGCGGAAAAGCCTACGCCGACATGCCGAAAGAGGCGAAGGCGATTGCAGACGATCTCGTGGAGCGCGGACTGATCAGCGACAAGGAACAGTACGCGAAGAATTATTTTGCTCAGCTAGCGAAAGGGTAAGTATCATGGCCGTCAACGAGCGAGCCGACAGGGCAGCGCACGAGGCGACGCAGCGTCGCCGCAGGCAAGACGGCGAGATGGGACATCGCTTCCATCTTGCAATCCCGGAAGAGGTCCGGGCTAAGCTGGAGGCGAATGGCCTCTCTCCCCGCTGGGTGAACGACACCGGGAGCCGTGTTGCCGACCTCACCATCCGCGATGACTACGATGTGGTCGATGGCGTCGATCCCGTAAAGGTCGATGTCGACAAGGAGGGAAAGCCCGTTTTCGCTCGGCTTCTGGCCAAGCGAGCGGATTTCATCGCCGAAGACCAATCGAAAGCGGACGAGCGCAGGCGAGAGGTGGAGGCCGGAATGGTCCGAGGCAAGGTTCCCGGACATGGCGGCCAGCAATTCCAGGGTCAAATGGGCGCACCCGTTTACGTCGATAAAGCGACGAAGATCGGGCGAGCCAATCAGGTTCTCGACTAGCCGCTTCTGGCATTTCGTCACGGGCGGCTCTGAAAGAAGGGTTTTCCTATGGCGAATGCAAACACTCCGTTTGGCCTGAAGCCCGTTCGTAGCGCAGCCGATGGCGTAATGACCGGCGGTATCGAGACGTTTTCCGTCCCGGCCTCCGATGCAACCGCGCTTTATGTCGGCGATCCGGTCGTCAAGGCGGGTTCCGCCGACGCGAACGGCGTTGCGACCGTGACTCAGGCCGCCGCTGCTGGCGCGGGAACGTCGCTGATCAGCGGAATCGTCGTCGGCTTCGGTCCGGCGGCCGATGGCACTGTGCCGAAGTATCGTGCGGCCTCGACTGCCGCGACCGTGCTCGTCTGCACCGATCCTTCGATGATGTTCGAGGTTCAGGAAGACGCGGTTGGCGGCGCTCTCGCCGCTGCCGATGTTGGCCTGAACGCTGACATCATTGTCGCGGCTGGCAGTTCGACCACTGGCCGCTCCGGCGTCCAGCTCGACACGAGCACCAAGGCGACGACTGCGACCTTGCCCCTGAAGATCATGGGCTTTGTCCAGCGTCCCGACAACGCGATTGGAGCCAACGCGAAAGTGCTGGTGAAGATCAATACCCACAGCGACGCCAACGCTGTTGCTGGCGTCTAAGGGGAGGGCTGACCAATGCCGATTACCACTCGTTCAAGCCAGCCCGACCTGCTGCTTCCGGGCATTCAGGCGATCTTCGGGCACACCTACGACAAGCTGCCGAAGCAGTTCTCCGTCATCTTCGATGTCCGCACGTCGAAGAAGGCGACAGAGAATGTCGTCGAAGTTACCGGCCTCGGCCTCGCGTCCATCAAGGGCGAGGGCCAGTCGATCAGCTACGACGGTTTCGGGCAGGGGCCGAAGACGACCTTCACCCATGTCACCTACGGGCTTGGCTTCGTGCTGACCCGCGAGGCGAAGGAGGACAATCTTTACCAGGAGGTTGCCGAGGCGAATGCCCAGGCGCTTCCGTTCTCCATGCTGGTGACGAAGGAAACCGTTCACGCCAATGTGCTGAACCGCGCCTTCAACTCGTCCTACACGGGCGGCGATGCGAAGGAGCTTTGCTCCAACGCTCACCCGACCGTCAACGGGACGCAGTCGAACCTCCTGACCGCCGCCGACTTGTCGGAAGCGGCTATCGAGGACGCGGTGACGAACATCACGCTGGCGAAGAACAGCGCCGGTCTGCCGATTGCACTGAAGCCGGTGCGTCTGATCGTCAGCCCGAACGACCTGTTCAACGCGACACGCATCCTGAAGTCGGAGCTTCGGCAGGGTACGCCGAACAACGACATCAACGCGCTGCGTATGCTCGGCGTCATCCCGGAGGTTACGGTCAACAACTACCTGACCGACACCGACGCCTGGTTCATCCAGACCAACGCACCCAACGGCCTGATCTCGTATCAGCGTCGCGCGCTGGCGATGGAAGACGACAGCGACTTCGACACCGAGAACATGAAGTACAAGGCCACCGAGCGTTATTCGGCTGGCTGGGGCGACTTCCGCTCGGTTTACGGAAGCGCGGGCGCATAGTCCGACGATGAAGGGGCGGCTCGCCGGGGAACTGGCGGGCCGCTTTCCTTTTGGCGACAAATTATTTCGCGCTTCGCCGTGCCGAAAGCGTAATCTCCTCACAGAGCGAGCCGACCGAGGGTTGGAAATCCTTTAATGGAGTGCCCTCTCGCTATGGCGAAATCCCCTTATGGCGAATGCGCCCGGTGCGGCTTCAAGTTCCGCCTCAACCAGCTTCACAAGGAATGGTCCGGTTCGCGGGTCTGCAAGGGTCCGGGCACCAACGACTGCTTCGATCCCAAACCGGCTGAGCTGTCGCCGCCTCGCGCGAAGCCGGAAGGCGTGCCGCTGCCCAATGCCGCGCCCGCGGCGGACATGGTTTTCGCCAAGTTCACTGACGGATCGCACCTCTGATGACAACCAGCGGAACCTACGACTGGCCGATGACGGCGGAGCAGACGATCACGCAGGCGCTCGTCGATCTTGGTGCGCTCAACAGTGGCGATGCTCCTGAAACGCAGGAGACGGCTGACGCGCTCGTTCGCCTTAACGCGATGCTCCATTCGTGGGGCGTTCGCGGAAACCTCTACCGGGATCAGAGCGGAACCGTCGTCATCACTGGTGGAGAGGGCGGGGCGACGCTTCCCCAAGAGGTCCGGCAGATCAACTCCGCGCGCTATGTGCAAAGCGCGACCAATCACCGCGTCCTGACGCAATGGAATCGCGACGACTTCTATTCGCTGCCCAATCGTTCGCAGGCTGGAAACCCAGTCGCCTACTATCTCAAGCGCGGTCGCGACGCGCCAGAGATTTACGTCTGGCCAGTTCCCGCCGCCGACATCACGCTTGAGCTCGATTACGGGGCCGCTCCGGAAACGATAACCGACGCATCGCAGACCGTGGACATTCCGCAGGAGTGGCAGGAGGCTACGATCCTCGGCTTGGCATCGCGCTGCGCCAGCATGTTCGGGACCACGCGCATCGACCCGGCGACTGTGCAGAGGATCGACGATCGGGCCGCCCAAGCCTACCAGTTGCTGCTCGATAGCGACCGGCCAGACAGCTATTATTTCGAGCCTGATCGGTAATGACCGACCTCTTCATCCCGAAGGGGACGTATCAGCGCTCGGTCGGCAATCTTCCGCCGTTTGTGCTTACGAACATGTATGCCGAGGCAACCCCTTCCGCGAAGGGCGGAGTCAGCTTGCAGAGTTGGCCGGGGCTTTTGTCCACGGCGACACGCGGGCTCGGGCCGATTCACGGCATATTCCGCAAGCCCGACCTGTTCGGCGGTGCAACCTTCACCGTCTCCGGGTCGAATGCGCTCTACAAGGACGGGACACTGCTCGGAACAATCGACGGGTCCGGGCCGGTATCGTGGGCCAACACCAACACCGAGATCGTGGTTACGCGCGGGGCCTCGGCATGGTCCTACAACGGGACGAACTTTGCCGCTGTTGCCTTCCCCGATGGGGCGAACGTCACTGCCGTTACCGCTCTTTCCGAGCGGTTCATCTACGCTCGGGCTTCCAGCTACCGCTTCTACTGGTCCGACCTCTTGGATGGACGAACTGTCGGCGCTCTCAATTACGCATCCGCCGAAAGCTCGCCGGACTGGATCAGGGATGTCGCGGCAATCGGAGAAACCCTGTTCCTCGGCGGTGGAGACACAATCGAGGCATGGTTCACGACCGGGGATTCGATTCTTCCGTTCCGGCGCATCACCAACCGGACGGCAAGGGTTGGCGTCATCGCTACGGGGTGCATGGTCGACATCGACAACGCCCTGCACTTCATCGGTTCTGACAGGGTTGCCTACAGGATGGGCGACGTTCCTGATCGGATCAGCGATAGCGGGATCGAAGAGGCGTTGAACGCTTCAACTACCTTCTCATGCTTCCCGATGGTCTGGAACGGGCACCCGGTATTCTACTGCCGTCTGGATACCGAGACGCTTGGCTTCGACATTGCGACGGGCCAGTGGCATGAGCGGGCCTCCGAGGGCCAGACAAACTGGGCGGCGGGATGCTGCATCCAGCAAGCCGATGGAACGCCGCTGTTCGGGTCGGCGATCACGAACGACCTTCTCATTCATTCGGGTTGGGCGGAAGGCGCATCCGATCTTGTGCGGACGTTCACCGCGGCGATACCTAGCGATGGGACAATCCCGGTCGATGAGGTCGAGATCGAGTGCAATTCCGGAACGGGTTCGGTTGCCGATCCGATGGTGGAGATGCGCTTTTCGAGGGACCGGGGCAACATATGGTCGGCGTGGGTCGCAAAGCCGCTCGGCAATAATGGGAAATTCCGGACGCGCCCTCGCTGGAGGCGGCTGGGTTATGCCGATGCTCCGGGACTGCTGTTGCAATTCAGGGTTTCGGCTGCGGTCGATTTCCGTGTGTCCGGCTCGACCGGGCAGGAAAGCGCATCCGGAAGGACGCGGGCGTGAGCCTCAATCCGCCGCCTCTTCCTCCCGTCCAGCCCGACTGGGGATCGTTCCAGGTTTGGTGGCAGCAGGCCATTACCGACATTTCCGGAGCGATCAGCGACCTCGCCGATCAGCTCGCGGCGATTGAGGCTGCGGACACGAAGGCCCGCGCCCACATGGACGACCTGCCGGAAATTGATTTCACGGGCGACTATACGGGAACGCTGGCGAGCAACCAGTTGCCGCTCGACATCGCCTGCAA